GCGCAGGAACGCAAGCGCATCGGCGCCATCTTCCGCTGCCCGGCCGCCGCGGCGAACCCGGGGCTCGCCACCCACCTTGCCTTTGCCACCGACCGTTCCGCCCGCGAGGCGCGCACCGAACTCGAGGCGGCGGCGAAGGCCTCGGCCCAATCCTCGGCGCGGTCCGACACGCTCGACGCCCGCATGTCGGCCTACGGCTATCGCCCCGGCCCTTCCGGCGCCGCCCCGCGCTCGCGCCAGTCCGCGCTCGACGCGAGCTGGGACGAAGCCGCGAAAATCGCCGGGATCGACTGATCCCCTTCAGAGCAGGAAAATTCGATGACCTACACCACTCCCAAGAGCCCGGTGCTCAACGAGCATTGGAATACCGGCGGCTTCCTCGTCTCCGAGGCCAACGGCGCCCTCTCGCGCCAGGCGAGCACCTACGTCAACGCGACCGCCTCGGATGCGCTGCTCGATGCCGGTCTGGTGGTCACCGAGGTCAATCTCGGCACCGCGACCATCACCGCCACCGCCGGCAACACCGGTAATGCTACGCTGGCCTCGCTCACCCTCGGCGGCGCCGTCCAGGCGGGCGACTATGTGGTCAAGATGACCGCCGCGACGACCTTCAGCGTCACGCGCCCCGATGGCGCCGTGCTCGGCACCGGCACGCTCGGCACCGCCTTCTCCTCGCCCGAGATCGGCTTTACCGGCACCGCCGGCACCACCGCCTGCGTCGCCGGCGACAGCTTCACCATCCAGGTCAACCCCGGCGACATCGGCACTCAGTCCTGGACCGGTACCGGCGTGCCGAGCGGGATCCTGTTCAACCGCACCGTGATCCCCGCCAACTCGTCGGGCCCGGTGACGCTGATCGCCCGCGCCGCCGAGGTGAATTTCTCCGAGCTGCAATGGGATGCGGCGGTGCTCGCCTCCGCCTCCGTCGTCACGCTGCAGAGCCTCGCCCGCGACGCGCTGTTCGACCTCGGCATCATCGCCCGCTGATCGGCCCGCCGTCCCGATCCCTGCGAATTCGCAGGGACCGGATCGCGCTCCCTCTCTCGCAAAATAAAGGATTGCCATGTCCGGCTCCATTGGAGGCGGGACGATTCTCAACGTCTTCCGCTCGGATGCGTTTTCGTCCCTGACCCTCACCAGCTACGTCAATCGCCATCCCTTCATGCCCACCGGGATCGGCGACCTCGGGCTGTTCGAGGACAAGAACATCTACACCACGGCGCTGGCCATTGAGGACCGTCAGGGCAAGCTGGTGGTGATCCCCACCAGCCCGCGCGGCGCCCCGCCGACCGAGCGCACCGAGACGAAGCGCCATATGCGCTATTTCGACGTCCCCCGCCTCGCCCACTCCGACACGATCTACGCGAGCGAGATCCAGAACGTCCGCGAGCCCGGCACCGAGGCCCAGCTCAAGACGCTGCAAACCGAGGTGGCCGAGCGCCTGACCGGCCCGACCGGGCTGACGGCGAGCATGGAATACACCTGGGAGCGCCATCGCCTTTCCGCGCTCAACGGCCAGCTGATCGACGCCGACGGCTCCGTGCTCTACGACTGGTTCGTCGAGTTCGGCATCACCCGTCCCGACACCATCGATTTCGATCTCGGCGGCTGGAAAACGGGTGCCACCACGGCCACCGCCGACGGCGCGCTGCGCGTTCTCTGCAACAAGCTCGTCCGCTCCGTCGCGCGCTCGGCCCAGGGCGCCTTCACCCCGCGCACCCGCGTCACCGCCGTGGTCGGCGACAGTTTCTGGGATGAGTTGACCACCCATCCCGATGTCACCAAGACCTATTACAACTGGCTCGCCGCTGCCGAGCTGCGCAAGGGAACCGCCTTCCAGGCCTTCACCTTCGGCGGCGTCGACTGGATCAATTACCGTGGGTCGGACGACAAATCGACCATCGCCGTGCCCGATGCCGGCGGCTACGTCTTCCCCCGCTTCGCGCCCGGGATTTTCCAGCGCGCCCTTTCGCCGGCCGAGTTCATGCCGTGGGTCAACACCCGCGGCCGCCCGAACTACGTGCTGACGATCCCCGATCGCGATCGCCAGGCCTGGCAGCGCCTCGAGATGTATAGCTACCCGCTGCATCTCTGCACCCGCCCCGAGGTCCTGCGTCAGATCGAAACCACGTCGTAACGGGGGCGGACATGGCGGACGAAAAACTCACCGTGACGGTGCGCCCGGGCGTCACGCTCTACGTGGGCGGCAGCCATTATGCTTTCCCGGCCGGCGAGCGCGTGCCGCTCCCGGCTGCCCATGCCGCCGATCTCGCGAAGGCGGAGTGCGTGGATCTGCCTGCCACGGCGTCGGCAACGCCGGTCGCCTGAGATGATCGATCTCGACGCGACCGTGCTGGCGGCGGCCCAGGATGCGTTTGCCGAGTGGGCGACCTGGACGCCCCAACCGGCGAACGGGGCCGCGAACGGGCCCGCGCAGCAGGTTCCCATCATCTTCTTCGACAACTCGCGCGAGCAGAAATTCCAGGACGACGAGCAGGTCGAGCAGATCGTGCCCGTCTCCTCGGTGCGCCTCAGTCAGTTCGCGGGCTCTCCCGAGGAGGGCGACACCCTGCTTATCCGTGGCGTGCTCTACGCCATTCGCTCCGCTCATGCCGACGGGGAAGGGGCGGCCAAGCTGGTGCTGCGCTTCGCCAACGACGCCCAGGACGCCGTCACGCCCGCGGCGCCCGACCCGGTGACACCCTGAGGGAGGATCGATGACCCATCCGACCAAGGACCAGACGGCGCTGCTCCGCGACGCCACCATGGCCTCGCTCGTCGCCTACGGCGTGCTGCTGGACGGCGTCGCGGTGCCGGTCGAGGCCGAGCGGATCGACCCGGTCGAGGTGCAGGATGTGCCCCGCATCATCGTCTACACCGACGATTCCGCCTCGAGCGACAGCCGCAGGGGCACGGCTCCGGCCTTCGCGGTCACCGCCCAGATCGTCGTGCAGGCGGTGGCGGCGGCGGCCCTGCAAGCCGACGCCCTGGCGGCTCTCGATGCGCTGATCGCCCAGATCAAGGATGGCCTGCTGTCCGATCCAGACTGGGTCAAGCAGTTCGCCAATGCCGCCTCGATGCGCATTCAGCGGGCGATGCGCGGCGATGGGGCCAAGTCGCTCGCCGACGGGCGCGTGCTGATCGAATGCACCTGGCGCGAGATTTATCCCCCGCGCGTCACTCAGAAGCTCGCCACCGTCACGCTCACCATCAACCCGTCCGCCGGCACCCAGCCGCTTTCGTCCGGCGTGATCATCCCCACCAGCTGAGAGGGACTCCATGTCCGGTTCCGTCGCATTCTCGAACATCCCGAGCAATCTCCGGGTGCCGTTCTTCTACGTCGAGTTCGATCCGTCCCGGGCGGCGAGCTCGGCGGTGGTGCAGCGCACGCTGATCATCGGCCAGGCCACCACCACGGTGCCGGCGACGCCGAGTCCGGAATTCGTCGAGAGCATCGGCTGGGCGCAGCAGAATTTCGGTGCCGGCTCGCAGCTCGCCAACATGGTCGCCGCCTATCGTGCCAACGATACGGTGGGCGAGATCTGGGCACTGCCGCTGCCCGACGCCACCGGCAGCACGGCGGCGAGTGGCAGCATCGTCATCACCGGCACGCCGACCGCCAACGGCACGCTCTATCTCTACGTCAACGGCACGCTGGTGACGGTCGGTGTCGCCACGGGGCAGACCGCGACGCAGATCGCCGCCAACGTCGCCGCCGCTATCAACGCCGCTACCACCAGCACGGCGGTCAACGCCGCGCTGACCCCGCCGGTGACGGCCGCCGCCTCGGCGGGCACCGTCACCATCACGGCCAACAACAAGGGCAGCCTCGGCGCGGTTCCGCTCGCGCTCAACTGGCGCGGTGCGAAGGCGGGCGAGACCACGCCGGCGGGCCTCGGCGTCGCCATCACCGCGATGAGCGGGGGGGCGACCGACCCGTCTCTGGCCAACATCGCCACATGGCTCGGCACCGAGGCCTTCGACTTCATCGTCTGCCCCTACAGCGATGTCGCCAATCTCGGCTATCTGACGACGACGATGAACGATTCCACGGGGCGGTGGAGCTATTCCAGCCAGATCTTCGGGCACGTCTTTTCGGCGCGCGTCGATACCGTGTCCGACCTGCTCACGTTGGGCACAAGCCTCAACGATCAGCACCTCACCATCATCGGCTACAACGCGCTCTCGCCGAGTTCGGCCTGGCTCAGGCTCGCCGCGCGCGTCGGCTCGATCGTCCCCAGCCTCAAGAACCAGCCCAACCGTCCCCTGCAAACCCTGCTCGCCTATGGCGTGCTCGGCGAGGCCGAAAGCGACGACATCAGCTTTGCCAACAAGCAAAGCCTGCTCTCGGCCGGCATCGCTCTCGAGGTGCCCAGCACCTCCGGTCCGCAGGTGCTGCGGATGGTCACCACCTACCAGACCAACAAATACGGCGTGTCCGACACCAGCTATCTCGATACCGAGACGCTGTTTCAATGCATGGCGGTCACCCGCCAGCTCAAGGCGGCGATCACCACCAACCTGCCGCGCGCCCTGCTGGCCGATGATGGCACGCGCCTGCCGGCGACGCCCGCCGACGACACCCCGGTGATGGTCACCCCGACCGTCGTGCGTGGGATCCTGATCGCCGAATATCTCATCCTGGAAGACCTGCTGCTGACCGAGCGCGACGATCTCTTTGCTAAGGGCCTGGTGGTGCAGCGCAACAGCCAGGATGCCTCCCGGCTCGATGTGCTGTTCGATCCCTATTACGTCAGCGGTCTCCGCATCTTCGCCGTCCTCAATCAGTTCCATCTGCAAGCCCAGGCATCGGAGGCGTAATCATGCCCTTGATCGAACGCGGTGGCTGCTCGTCGTTTTTTGTCGACGGCGCCACCTATGAAATCGCCGCCGAGGTCTCCATCAAGCTCGGCGGCATCGTCCGCAAGCCCGTCGTGTCGTCCAACGGTGTGGCGGGCTTCACGACCACCTACGAGGCTCCCTCGATCGAGGTCGAGATCATCGACGGTCCGTCTGTGTCGATCTCGGCACTGAAGGCGATCAGCGGATCGACGCTCCAGGTGTCGCTCAACAACGGGAAAAGCTACCTGCTGACCAATGCGACGCAGGTCGACGATCCCGACGGCAAGATCGCCGAAGGCAAAATCTCCGGCGTGAAATTCACGGGAAGCATCTGCAAGGAAGTGCTGGTGACCTCATGAGCGAATCGCAATCCCCGTCTCCCACCGAGGCGCTGCCGACGGTGGTGAAGCTCTCGCGCCCGGTTCCGGTGCTCGACGGCAGCGTGTCAGAGTTCTCGCTGCGCGAGCCCACCGGGCTCGATCTTTCCGTGGCTGGCTATCCCGTGAAATACGCGACCGACGGGAGTGGCGGCTTCGATACGCCGGCGATGACGCGGATGATCGCGCGTCTGGCCGGAGTGCCGCTGACCGCGGCGCAGTCGTTGCGTGCCTCGGACTGGACCGCCTGCGCCGCGGTGATCGCGGGTTTTTTGCCGCCTGGGGCGGACGCCAGCTCCTAGACCGCTATTTCGAGGCGGCGGATCTCTGGCCCGGCGGGTTCGATCATATCTTCGCGCTGCCCCCACGTCGCCTCGCGGTCTGCCTCGCCCAGGCCGAGCGCATCGCCCGATTGAAAAAGAGGAGCTGACCGATGGCCGAAGGCGCCTCCGTCTTCAACGCCGAACTCAAGGCCGTTGATGGGGTCAGCGGTCCGCTGAAGCGCATCCTCGGATCGATGCAGAGTCTTGGTTCTGTGGCGGCGGCGATCGGCCAGCAGGGCAGGGGCATGGCGGCCGTGCTGTCCGCCGCGTTCGGCAAGGTTGAGACCAGCGCGAAATCGGCAGCTTCAGGCGCCAAAAAAGCCGGCCACGAGATCGAGGCCGCTGGCCGCCCCCATAACTGGATTGCGCTGGCCGGGCACGTCAAACTGCTGCGCGGGCATTTCGGCGCGCTCAATGCCAGTGTCGGCCAACTGCGCGGCAGCCTCACCGGGATGGTGCCCCTGCTCGCCGGGCTCGGCGGCATGGGCAGCGTCGCCGGGGCGTTCGGGCTGGTGGACAAAGTCTCGGGCCGGACGGCCGAGTTCCAGAAAAATGCCAAGTCGGTCGGCCTGTCGCCCAAGGAGCTGGGCGGCATGACCTATGCCGCGAAAATGAGCGACGTGCCGGTCGAGGCGATGACCAGCGGCCTCGGCAAACTCAACGTCGCCATGGGCAACGCGGTCAACGGGAAAAACAAGAACGTTGCCGCGCTGTTCAAAAAGCTCGGTATTTCGCTCAAGGATGCGCAGGGCCACGTCCTCACCACCGCGCAGGCGATGCCGAAACTCGCCGATGCGTTCCAGCGCACGCAGGACCCGGCGATTCGCGCGGCGATGGCGCAGGCGCTGTTCGGCAAGGGCGGCCGCGAGATG